AGAACATTAGATCCAAATGATTTTGCTAGAGTTTGGAATGATTCTTTCCTAAAACCATATTTAACCTCACTTATAAAACGTCAATGGGGACAGAATCTCATTAAATTCCAAGGAGTAAAACTTCCTGGTGGTGTAGAGTTAAATGGTAGACAAATATATGATGATGCACAAAGAGATCTAGAAGATATCAAGGAGAGGATGACACTTGAATATGAATTACCACCTTTAGATATGATCGGGTAATAATGTCATGGCACTTAATCCTTTCTTTTTAAATGGTTCCTCAACAGAACAGAACTTAATTCAAGATTTAATTAATGAACAATTGAAAATCTATGGAATTGACATTATGTATATTCCAAGAAAAATATTAAGATCTGATAATATCTTAAAAGAAGTTCAATCATCTAAATTTGATGATAATTTTATCATAGAAGCATATGTCAACAATTATGAGGGATATGCTGGTTCTGGAGACATAATGACAAAATTTGGTGTATCTTTACGAGATGAAGTTACATTAACAATTTCAAAAGAAAGATTTGAAGAATTTATTGCGCCAATATTATTATCAATTTATAATCCAGATTTAATTTACAATGATCCAAATGAGGTTGAATTAGTAACTAGACCTAGAGAGGGGGATTTAATTTATTTTCCACTAGGTAAAAGGTTATTTGAAATTAAATTTGTTGAGCATGAGAAACCTTTTTATCAATTGGGAAAACTTTATGTTTATGAACTAGTTTGTGAACTATTTGAATATGAAGATGAAATTATTGATACTACTGTAGATGAAGTTGATGAACTTATTAAAGATGTTACTGCAACATTATATCTCATAGATTATGATGATGCTCAGAATGCAAGTCTTAAAGTTACTGCAGTAACTCCTCAACCAGGATATGTGCAACAGATTATTTTAAATCACGATGGATATGGATATACTTCAGTTCCAACAGTATCAATATCAACTTCACCAGTTGGAGTATCTAGTGCAAATGCAACTGCAGTAGCAATTACAACTTCTATTGGTGATGCATACTCTGTTAAGGAGGTTTTAATTACCAATACCGGATATGGATACATAGAACCACCAACAGTAACGTTTATTGGTGGTGGTGGATCCGGAGCAGATGCAACTTGTTTAATCAATACCTCTGGAAGTAAAGGAGTACAGAATCTAACAGTTATTAATTATGGAGAGGGATATTTTTCTTCTCCAACTATTACAATCAGCCCATCCCCAACTGGTATAGGTTCGACCAATGCAATTATAGTTGGAAATGTAAGAGATTCTGTGGTTGGAATACTAACATTTGGTATGAGAAATGCTGGAAGTGGTTATCAAGGAGAATATGATAATCTAGGAAGATTAATATCACCAACAATTTCAGTATCATCACCATCAGCAATAACAAACAATGCTGGCATAGGTACTTTTCAGGATAATGAAATTGTTACTGGATCAATTTCTGGTGCCAAAGCTAGAGTTAAAAACTGGAATATAAATAATAAACAATTATTAATTTCTATTATATCTGGTGATTTTATTAAAGGTGAATCTATTGTTGGTGCAGCATCAAGTGCATTATGGACTGTCAAAAAATATGATGACTTTATAACAGAAGATCCATATGCCCAAAATGATGAAATTGAAAGTGAAGGTCTGGATATTATAGATTTTAGTCAAGATAACCCATTTGGTGTTTATTAATGCTTGGAAATTATTACTATCACGAAATTATTAGAAAAACCATTATTGGTTTTGGAACTTTATTTAATGATATTCATATCAAACATAAGGACGAAAATTCTGATGTCTTGAGTGTTCTTAGAGTACCATTAAATTATGGACCAGCTCAAAAATTTCTGGCAAGAATTACAGAACAAAAAGACTTAAATCGACCATATCAGATAACATTGCCAAGAATGTCCTTTGAGCACAATAGCATATCTTATGATCCAACAAGAAAAACTACAGTAACCCAAACATTTAAAGCGGTAGATGGGAATAATAAGGTAAAAAAAGTTTTTATGCCTGTTCCTTATAACATTGGATTTGAATTGAATATTCTTTCCAAATTGAATGATGATTCTTTACAAATAGTGGAACAAATTTTACCATATTTTCAACCCTCATTTACCATTACAATAGACCTTGTAGACTCGATCGGAGAAAAAAGAGACATACCAGTAGTTTTAGACAGTATTAGTTTTCAAGATGATTATGAAGGAGATTTTTCAACTAGAAGAGCAATAATATATACGTTACAATTTACAGTAAAAACATATCTGTTTGGTGCTATAGCAGAAAATAGTGACGGACTGATTAAAAAAGTTCAAGTCGATATGTCATCCAATACAAACAAATCTTCTGCTATTAGGGAGGTAAGATACACGGCTACTCCTAAAGCACTAAAAGATTATAATAATGATGGAATAATAACTCCAGCAGATGATGCATTTGTTGATCCAGATGACGATTTTGGATTTAATGAATCCTGGCAAGATTTTTCTGATGCGAAAAAATATAGTCAACCAAGACAAGTAGATTATTAAAATTATGAAAAATTATGATAATTTAGATAAGGCATTAAACATTGAAAGTTCTATAGTAGAAGTTGAAAAAAATTCTGCAGAGATAGAAAAACCATTACTAGCTTTGAAAAATAATGACATACAAAAAGATTATGAGTATACTCGTGCAAATTTATATTCCTTAATTGAAAAGGGGCAAGAGGCAATTAATGGGATTATGGAACTTGCCGGTGAAGGTGGAAGTCCTAGAGCATATGAAGTTGCTGGGCAATTAATTAAAAATGTTGCAGACACAACGGATAAATTAATAGATTTACAAAAGAAATTAAAAGAGGTTGAGGAAGATTCACCCAAGACAACTAATAATGTTACTAATAATGCTTTGTTTGTTGGTTCTACTGCAGAGTTATCAAAACTACTAAAGCAAGGTTTTCTAAATAATAATGAAGAGAAATAGTATCAATGAAAGATCCAAAAGGTCCTGTTAAAGCATATAAATCTCCAGAGGAACTTGCTAAAAAGCATAATCTTCCTTTAGAGACTATTATGAAGCAGGTAGAAATTGGAACTAAAGTAGAAGGTGAGCACACTACGAGTAAAGGTAGTGCAAGAATTACTGCTCTCCAACATATTGACGAATTTCCCGATTATTATACAAGATTAAAAAAAGTTGAGAAAATTAAAGAAGGAAATTTGCATAAGTGGTTTCAAAGTAAATCTAAAGATGGAAAATCTGGTTGGGTAAATGTTGTAACTGGTGGTACTTGTGCCAGTGATGAACCAGGAGAGGGTGTTCCCAAATGTGTCTCTTCTGAAAAAAGAGCAAGTATGTCAAAAGCAGAAAGACTTTCTGCAGCAAGAAGAAAAAAAGCAGCAGATCCAGGACAACAAGAAAAATCTGGGGCAGCAAAACCAACGTATGTTTCTACTGATAAACCAAAGAAAAAAATGAATGAAGAATCTGACGTTAAGGGGAAAAGTAGTGGCAAAAAAGATGCTTGCTATCGTAAGGTAAAGGCAAGATATGATGTTTGGCCAAGTGCATATGCATCTGGAGCACTGGTTAAGTGTCGTCAAAAAGGTGCTGCTAACTGGGGTACTAAATCGGAAGAAACAAATATGGTTAGATATTGCCCCAAGTGCCAAAAGGAAGAAACTAGAGATGAATGTAAATATGGTGAAAAATTTTGGGATATGTTTTCTCAGCCAATAGAAACTGTATTAACATCAAATCAAATGAAATATAATCCAAATAGACCACATCCAGCAAATGAGGCAGCAAATTTAGCACAACAAGCAGCAATAGCAATTTCAATGAAAAAAGCAGGCAAAAAACCTAAAGATATGAAAGAAAATCATATTGCAATTGCAATGGGCAAAGAAATGGATGATGAAGGTAATATGATTCTAAGTCAGCTAGATCAACTTGAGATGCATTGCAAAAGACTGAGAGAAGTTGTTAAGTCTCCAACGATGCAAGTTCCTGCGTGGGTGCAATCTAAAGTGACTCTTGCAACAGACTATATGGATGCTGCTGCAAACTATATGTCCAGTAGAAATGAAAAAGTTAAAGAAGACATATCAATAGAAAATTCTGATGGAAAAGTATTTGCAGAAATTGTTGATATTATTGGACCAAATGATATGGAACCAGTTGTGGATGAGGGGTGT